GTCAGAAATCTCGTCGTATCGGTCTTGGTGTAATGGGTCTTCACTACATGCTTATCGATCTAGGTCTTAAGTATGGTTCAGAGAAGTGCTTAGAGTTCCTAGAGAGACTGTTCGCCACAATTCGGGATGAGGCATACAAGACTTCAGTATACCTTGCAAGAGATAAGGGTCCATTCCCTGCTTTCCAATACAAGGCATTCCTAGATGAGGAGTATGCTAAGACTCTACCAGCTAGAATCCGTATGATGATCAAGGAGCATGGAATTCGTAACGCAGTAATGCTTACAGTTCCTCCTACCGGAACTATCAGTATGGTTATGGGTGTATCCAGCGGAATTGAACCAATCTTCTCTGCTATGTACAAGCGTCGTTTCCGTGAAGGAAATACTTGGAGAGAGACGGTTGTTCTTGATCCTCTATTCAAGAAGTATATGGAGCAAAAGAAGTCTCTTGAAAACTTCGTAGGAGCTTACGATGTAACTCCTGAGGAGCATATGAAGGTACAGGCTACGATTCAGAGATACATCGACAGTGCAGTTAGCAAAACTATTAACCTTCCTAACAGTGCAAAAGCTGAAGACTTCTCTGAGCAAGCACTTAAGTATGCCCCATATCTTAAGGGACTCACAATTTACCGTGCTGGCTCTAAGGGCATGGAACCTCTAGAGGCTATTGCTCTAACTGAGGAGAATATTGAGAAGTACGCCAAGCCATTGATGCAAGCTCCTATAGCAGAAGAAGTTGCAACAGCAGAAGTATGTAAGATAGGTGGAGAGTGTGGAGCCTAAAAACTCTCACTCTACTACTCTATCTATAATGGTAACATCGTATGCCTTTATATCAGTTTTATTGTGAAAAGTGTGATAATGTTTTCGACGAGATGGTACACTTAAATGGCAAAAAGCCACCATCTCGTCGTAAGTGCCCAAGCTGTAACAAATTTGCAAAACGTTTTTACAATGTAGAAATTAATGCAAAAATTGGTGGAATTACAGAAAAAACTAAAAGAGTTGGTCGTGAGTTTATTGAAAAAGGTTTTAATAAACAACAAGCTCATGAATTTTATGAAACTCATATAGCGGCTTCTAAGGAGAGACAAAAAACAGGTTGGCAGCATTATAAAGCTTACGATCCAAATTTTAAAGTTCTTGAAAAACAAGGAGTAGTAAAGAGAACTTCTAACAAAGAAGCTAAAATTAAGGCTGCTGAGAATCTTAACAAAGAACTTGCAAAACGTGGACCAAGAAACCCTCACCCTCAGTGAAATATGCCTTTTTACTTGATTAGATGTGATAAATGTGGTATAGAGTGGGATGTAAAAGGCTCTATGAGCAAACCTCCCACTAGAGCTAAGTGTAAGAAGTGCAAGAAATACGGCAAGCGTGTGCTGACCGCTAACCCTGTGCATTTCTACGGACCCGGCTTCTATTGCAACGACTACAAGAGATAATATGGCTTACACACTTTCAGAGAAAATTCAAAAAGGTATTCTCTTTCTGGTTAAGTATGATCAAGACTTCTTCTCACAGATAGTAAGTCTTATCAAACCAGAGTTCTTTGATTATCCATCTTATGCAGTAATTTTCAATGCTGTAAAGGATTACTACAACGAGTATAAGAGACTTCCATCTGATGATATACTTATCGAGTTTATCGGTAAGGATCTTTCCAAGAAGGAATCAATCTCAGATTACCAAGATGATATTGACGGTGTAAACAACATCGACAAATCTATCCTTGATAACCGTGAGTTCGTTCTTGATCTTGTAGAACAGTTTGCAAAGAAGCAGGCTGTGAAGGAAGCTATCAAGAAGTCCATTAAGTATCTAGAGGAAGATAACACTGCTGCTATTGAAGAAGAGGTTCGTAAAGCTCTTCTCGTAAGCCGAACTCACAACATTGGTCAAACATACTTTGATGATGTTGATGAACGTTTTGTTAGGTTTCATGTTGAACGTGATAAGAATAGATACAAGACAGTATTTGAATCTTGCAGCAACTACCTTGAGGGAGGTAACTGCGCCAAGGAGCTTTGCATGGTCATTGCCCCTCCCGGTGTAGGTAAGTCCCTATATCTAGTAAATCAGGGTTCAGTATCCTTGATGGAGAATCGAAAGGTTCTCTATATCTCGTTGGAGATGTCCGAGGACAAGATTGCACAAAGATTCGACTCTATCCTAACCTTGGTTCCAAACGCCAAGATCAAGGATCAGCAAGGTCTTGTAAAGGATAGACTTAAGATCTTTCAGAAGAAGTTTGATAACTCTCAGCTATTCATTAAGGAGTTCCCCACCGGACAAATTAATGTTAATGATATCCGTGCCCTCCTTGTCCAGTTAAGGTTACACTATAACTTTATCCCAGAGGTTATTATTGTAGACTACCTAGAGCTTCTTCGCCCAAACCGTAATATCGATGCCGAGTATCAGGCTCAGGAGCGTATCGCTCAGGAGTTAAGAGGGCTGGCAGTAGAGCAAAATTGCCTAGTCTGGACTGCTACTCAAACTAACCGTATGGGTAGGAAGGTTCCTATCATTACGGATGCCGAACTTGGCGATAGCTACGGCAAGATCAGACCAGCCGATTGGGCTATCAGCCTTAATCAGAGCCAAGAAGAGTATGATCAGGGTAGGTTAAGAGCTTATGTAGTAAAAGCCCGAGACTCCAAGCAACACTATCTAGTTCCAGTATCGGTTAACTATGTTAACCTGAGAATGGAAGAGTGCCAAGGTAGTATTGAGTTGGACTCTTCGGGGGGCTAAATTGAAAGTTAATGTTAAAAATATAGATAAAGACGTTAATTTTAGCTTAATTAAAGATAAATATCATATTTATCGTTTAATTGAGAAGGCTGACATAAAGGCAGTAAACTTAGGACATAAGAGATTTGTCCTATACTTGTCCACAAATCTGCATAGAGACGCTACCAAGTGCGATGGGGTGACGTACCTAGACGAAGGAAAGATCTTCCTAGAAGCCACCCTAGACGATTCTAGGGCTAGAGAAACCTTGATTCATGAGATCTTCCACTGTATCTTGCATCTGTGTGGTTTAGATGACGAGGATGAAATTAAAATTAAGAATGAACCGTTGACCGAAAGATTAACGACAGGATTAATTTTATTTATGAACTTGAATCCTGAACTGACCGAGCTATTATACAGGGGTCAAAAGCTATGAAATCTAAAGTATTTTTAAACAAGGATACCGTACTTAAGTTAGACTTAGATCAGTATAATGAAATAGCTGAAAGTCTGCATAAGTATTCTAAGTCTAATCTTGAGGATGAATTAATGCATCACAGCATACTTTATGCTCATTACCACGGTTTGCTAGTTTATGTTAAAAGAATTTTAGACAGAATGACTGTTGCATTTGAGCAGTATTGTGGTAAAACTAAGAATGATGAACTGATTCGCAATAAATCCTCAGGATCTAAGGCGACAGCTACATATCTAGAAGATTACATCAAAACTCAACCCGAGTACATTGAGTTGCGATATAATCTGATAGACGTTGAAGAGGTTTACGGTTGGTTGAAAGCACTGTGTTTCTCCTTAGAACATAAGAAGGACATGTTGGTTCAACTTTCCGCAAACCAAAGATCTGAAACAAAGATGTACTCATAATTACAGAAACAACTATAACTGAAAAAAGGAAAAACAATGTCAACACTAGAAGAACTTCGTAGAAAGCATCAAGAATTACTAAATAGCACTAAGGGCGGACAATCTTCCGGCTCTGCTAACGCACTGGATAAGTATCTCAAGCTAGAACCCGGTAAGAACGTCATCAGAATCCTTCCCGGAAAGAAGGACAAGATGGAGTTTTACACTGAGTCAGCCATTCATCGTTATGATGACCCAGAGGGCAACTCTCGCAGCTTCCATTGCAGGAAAGTTCATAACGAGCATTGCCCTATGTGCGAGTTTTATTTTGATCTGTGGAAGATGCACAAGGATCTTGGACTTGAAAAGGGTAAAAAGTCTAAGTTTGGTGACATGGCTACCAAGATCAAAGGTAATCAACGCTATTACATGAATGTTATTGATCGTAGACTTCAGGAATCTGGTCAAAATCCAGTAAAGATCTTCTCCACTGGTAAGAAGCTTTTTGCAAAAATTATGTCCGATGTTCTTGATCAAGATTACATGGATCAAGACGATCCAGAAAACTCCTTGATTATTGATCTGAAGAACGGCAACGATTACATCGTAGATCTCGGTAAGAGCGGAGAGTTCAACTCTTACGATGGATCGAAAGTGCGAACCAAGAAAAGCCCAGCAGGAACAAATGCTGAAATTGCATCTTGGATGGAATCTGCAACAGATCTTTCCACTCTTATTCAGATGGGAGACTATGATGTAGGTAAGCAAATTGTTGCAACTCTGTTGGCTTCACTTAGCCCTACGGTTGGGTACGCCAAGAAGTATGAAAGTGTTAGCAACGATGACTATGAATCAAGTTTAGAGGCATGATTATGAATAATATGAATAGAAACATTTTAGGATTTTTTCTAGCATTCGTGCTATTGTTTGCCGGATGCGCTGGTTACCCTCCATATTTGGAGGGTAAGGTTATCACCACTTCAGAGTGGGTTCTCCCTGATTACAAGGGAGAGGTTGGATCGGTTCCTGTGGAGAGTCTCCCGCAAGAACTACAAGATGCTTGGGAGGGAAAGACCATAGTTCTAGTCCCCAAGGAAGCTGTGATGGCAGAGGCCCCACAAATCCCACTTAAGCCCAATGATAATTGGCTCGGATTTGCTGAGGGGGTTGCGACGATTGGTTGGGATGTATTGTCAGGGCTCTTCCCAAGTTTGGCAGCATACGCAGGTATAATTGCGTTGCTATTCCGTAGACCTAGACAACACTTTGCTGATGCTTTGAAGGCAGCACTTCCACTTGACGGAACAGTAGATCTCAAGGGTGCTGTAGTTAGTGTTGCTAAGGGCCTTGGTATGCTGCATACACAGAAGGTCGTGGAGGAGCCACTAGAGAAGCCTGTATCGAATGGGGACGAGGTTCCCGAGGTTAGTGCTCGTATAGATGAGACTAAGCCTGCGTGAGATAGAGAGAGTATCTTGTAGTTCGGTCCCCGCTAGGACAAAATCCTAGCGGGGATTTTTTATTTTCATCTATAATATGCCGTCCCTTATGTCAGACAAACTTAAAATATTGGTAGTGAAGGCTAACGATGGTGGTTGTGCCTACTATAGAGCAATCAGTCCCTTCTCTAAGTTACAAGAGCTTTATCCTGATAAGGTAGAAGTTATCATTGATGAAAACCCTCTAAAATGGCCCGAACCCGGAAAAGTTCCTGATGGATGGGAAGAGGACCATACCATGATAAAAAATACTCATGTAGTATTTATCAATAACCTAAACAATAGAGGGGCTCAATACACAGCTAGACTTGTTGGTTTAGGTAAACAGTATGGTAAGTTTGTACACTTTGATACAGACGATCTCCTTACTGAACTATACGAAGAACACAAATTAGCGGGAGTATACAAAGAACAAGGACTCTCGGAGATTACTAAATTTATTTATTCTAACTGTGATTTAGTTACAGTAACCCAATTGAAGTTTGCAGATAGAATTAAACCATTCTGTACTAAAGTTTTAGCTGTTATTAAGAATGCTATCGATTATAGATTACCCGCTTGGCAGCTACAAAAGCAATCATCTAGAGTGGTTAGGATTGGTTGGGCCGGAGGAATCCATCACAACCCAGATGTAAAAGTATTTGCTGGTGTTCCTCACTTGGTCAACCAGAAAGTAGGCCGGGAGAACGTCCGCTGGGACTTCTATGGTCATCCACCTATGCCTGCTCCCGGGCAGAAGAAAGACTGGCAGTTTGAGGCTTGGAATCATTATAAGACCGAGCTTCTGAGAGGTTTCAAGGGTCAAGCGAACTGGGGAATCCATTATGCCTTACCTCCAAATGATTATGGAGCCTTCTATGCAAATATGGATGTAGCAATAGCTCCATTAAAAATGAATGCATTTAATGATTCAAAATCTGATATTAAAGTTGCTGAGGCTGGTAGGTATGCTTCTCCTTTAGTAGCTTCAAACGTTGGATGCTATAATGAAACTATTATTAATGGTAAAACCGGATATCTATTAGATCCAGATGCACCTAAAAGTGAGTGGGCAAGAATCCTTTCTAAGGTTTGTAAAGATCACAAACACAGAGAAGAAATTGGAAGAAATTTAAAAGCAGTCACTGATGAGCTTTTTGATCTTAACAAAGTTGTTGGACAAAGAATCGAAATCTATGAACAAGCTTTTAAGATGCTGGGATGGGATCCAAGAAATCAAACAAAAGTTGAGGAAGCAAAATGAACTCAGGAAAATTAATGGAACATTATTATAAAGCTTGTTACAAACCTTCTGATATGAATGAGCACATGCCCATTCTTAGAAAATATGCAGATAGGTGTGATCATGTTACGGAGATGGGAGTGAGAGGTATAGTATCCACTTACGCTTTTCTTATGTCTCAGTGTAAGAAGCTTGTTTCTATTGATATAGTTAATCCAAATACTCAAGGTGGTAATTTAGAAGAAGTATACTCAATCTCTAAAGAAATTGGAAAAGACTTCAAGTTTATCCAAGCTGATACTTTAAAAATAGAAATTGAACCAACCGATTTACTGTTTATAGACACTTTACATTCTTATGATCAGTTAAAACAAGAACTTTTTTTACATGCAAACAAAGCGAGAAAATTTATAATAATGCATGACACGGTTACTTTTGGAGAGTTCGGGCACACTGTAGAAGACCCGGCCAACAGATACGCACATGTAAAAGGTCTTAATTTTGCAATACAAGAATTTTTAGAAGCCAATGAAAATGACTGGGCTTATGATAAAATTTATTACAACAATAATGGTTTAACAATTTTAAAAAGAATAGTGACGGTTAATCTTGAACACGTTTAAACATTCTGGTGATTTAGGAGATATAATTTATGCTCTACCTTCTATGAAAGACTTAGGAGGAGGAGTCTTGTATTTAGATTTAGAGGGTGGTTTAAATGATCCTTATTGTAAAGACCAATTAAGACCTGTTGGTGGTAGAACTAAATTAAATATAAATTCTTACAATTTCGTAAGACCCCTTTTATTAAATCAACCCTACATCGAAGACGTTAAAATATACAACGGAGAAAAAATAGATTATAATTTAAATAAATTTAGGCAGTTGTATATGAAAGGTGGACTTAGATCTCAACATGGATGCTTATTAGATGTTCAGAGGCAATCTGCAGGATTACCTGTATATGATGTAAATGTACCTTGGCTGGATTGTGGTGATCCAATAAAATTAAAGAATAAGATATTAATATCGAGGAGTCCCAGATACCAATCTGCTTACTCTAAGATGCAAGCCTTGAGACTTTTCTTTCAAGATAAAGCTACTTTTATAGGGATCAAAAAAGAACATGATTTGTTTGAGTGGACTTTTGATATCAAAATTGATTTTTATGAAAGTAATGACGCTTTAGAAATAGCAAAAGTTATTAAAGGCTCTGAATGTATCATGTCCAATAGTACTTTTAATCTTTCAGTAGCTATAGGACTAGGTCATCACAATATAGTTCAAGAGTTGGATAAAGTTTGTATGCTAACGTTGTTTCCAACTAAGAAAGGAATGAGACTTGTATGATTTCCTTATTAGTAGATGAATGTTACGCTTTTGATTACTTATCAATTTTAGAAGTTAAAAAAAACATCAATCTAGAAAAAAACGAAAAAGCTTGGGAAGAGTGTTTTAAATATTTAAGAGATCAAATACCAGATTTATTTACAGTAATAATAGCATCTAATGAGTATAAAGAACTTTATGACGCTAATTTATTAACTTTTAATGCCGTAGCTAAAGCTAGATCAGGTGAATCAATTTCTGCAAAAGAAGTTGATGATCTGAATATTTTAAGATATAATAAAAAACTTTCTTTGCAGAAAAAATATTTTTCAGAAACTATTGTGAGAGAAGTTAAACTATGAACAATGTAATTATAACTGGAGTAACAGGCCAAGATGGTAGCATCATGGTAGATTATCTTCTAAAAAACACAAACTTAAATATTCTTGGGTGTCATAGGAGATTAAGCGTCCCAAATCATGAAAACATCAAGCACCTAGAAAAAAATGATAGATTTAAGAAATTAGAGTTAGATATTACAGATGTTGAGAATGTTACTTCTATCATAAGAGAAGTAAAACCAGATTATTTTATTAATTTTGCTGCTAATTCTTTTGTCGGCAACAGTTGGAAAATGCCTATAAATCATTTTCAAACTAATTGTATGGGAGTTCTGTATTGTTTAGAAGCTATAAAAAACTTTTCTCCTAAAACCAAATTCTACAATGCTGGAAGTTCAGAACAATTTGGTGACATAGATTACTCTCCTCAAGATATTAAGCATCCATTCAAACCAAGATCTCCTTACGGAGCTTCAAAATGTGCAGCACATCATTTGGTAAAAGTTTACAGGGAATCATTTAATATTTTTGCTGTACAAGGAATTTTGTTTAATCATGAAAGTCCAAGAAGAGGCGAAGAGTTTGTTACTAGAAAAATAACTAAGAAAGTAGCTGAGATAAAAAAATCAATAGAAAATAATATGGACTTTTCGGCTCTAACGTTAGGTAATATTTATTCAAAGAGAGATTGGACTGATGCAGAGGATATGATGGATGGGGTATGGAAAATGCTAAATCGTAATGAACCCAAAGATTATGTTTTAGCTTCAAATGAAGCACATAGCATAAAAGAATTCATTGATACTTGTTTCAATATGGTGAATATTACTGGATATTGGGAAGGATCTGGCCTGCAAGAAAAATTCATATCGGAAAACGGTAAAGTATTAGTAGAAATAAACGAAAAATTTTATAGACCAGCAGAAGTTGATTTGCTTTTAGGTGACAAATCTGAAGCAGAGAAAGAATTAGGTTGGAATAACTCTACTAAATTTTGTGATTTAGTTAGAAAAATGATTACAAGTGACTATAATTTACTAAAATGATAAATTTATTTGTTATTGCTATTGGTGATGTTGCATATAAAGAAGATGCTTTATATGTCATAAAAAATTATTTCAAAAAATTTAATTTTGTAAACATTTTTATTTTAGAAGAGGATGATGAAACTATAAATCATAAAAAAGCTCATCCCTCTTGGTTGAGGCTTTTACATCACAAGTACATAAAAAATGATTATTTTACGTTATCTTGGGATTTAGACATTCTTCCTACAAAAGACTCCTTTAAAATTTTTCAACATTTAGATGGCACTAGATTAAACATGTGTATTGACAACAGTGTTATTTTAACTGATAAAAATCTAGATAGGACAATACAGTACAGTACTTACTTAGTTGAGGACGGTTATCGTAATTTTAAGTATAATGCTGGTTTGATAGGTATTCCACCCAAGTTTAGAAATTTCTGTGAGTATGTGTATGAAACTCATGCTCCGGGAAATGGAAGACCTTCCTATGAGCAATATTATTTTAATGATGAGATACAAAAAAATAATTTAAATGTAAATATTCTTCCTACAATATTTAACGGAATGTACCCTCCAGAGGGAATCGATGATTTTATATTTAACAAGGCAGTAAATAAACACTATACTTGGGGCGTTATGGGGGAGGGTAAACTTGATCCTATAAAAACTCACAGGATAAATTTTGAAAAAGGACTAATTTAATATGTTCGACCCTAGAAATAAAATATTTGCTAATGCTCCTACTGTTCTAGAACTATTAAGAGGAAGAAACCCTTCTCCTGTATTAGTAGAAATAGATCCTAGTAATGCTTGTAACCATGGTTGTTACTTTTGTATCTCTTCCTACATTCATCTACCAGAGTCCGTAGGTTTAAAAACTTATGATAAGTCTGTCATGCCTAAAGATATACTAATGAATGTCTGTAAGAGCATGATAAACATGAAGGTTAAAGCTATTAATTGGACAGGAGGAGGAGAACCAACTGTAAATCCTCATTTAAAAGATGCTTTAAGGTATATAAAGGATAACTCAGATATTCAAATGGGTATGTTTACTAATGGAACACTATTAGATAAGCACGATCTTTTTGAAACCCTTGTAGATTGTATGACTTGGGTTAGAATATCAGTTGATGCCGGAACGGAGAATACTTACAATACTGTAAGAAGAACTAAAGCAAATCAAAATTGGCAAAAGATGGTTTCTAATGTAGAAACTCTTATAGAAGTAAATAATAAAAAAGGAAAGAAAATAGACATAGGTGTCGGTTTTGTAATAACACCAGATTCCTACAATGAAATAGTTGACTTTGCAAAATTCTTTTCTAAGTATGATTTAACTTACTGTCAATACAAACCAGAGATAGTAAACAGAGAACGAGAAAATGGTAAGCAGAGAGAAATACATTTCTGGAAAAATGATGTAAATCCTTTGCTAGAGGAAGCTAAGGCTATTTTAGGAGACAAATTTCAGATCAACGGTTATAAGTTAAACGACCTAGAAAACGATCCTCATTTTTTTGGCAGAAACTATAAGAAATGTTTTGGATCACAAATCCAACCCTGTGTTGGTGCAGATGGTCATGTATATGTTTGCACAAATCACAGAGGATATAAGGAATACAGCTACGGATCTCTCTATGAGAAGTCTTTTGAAGAGATCTGGAAAGACGTAGAAACTAGAAATGCAGTTATGAATCAAATAGAAAATGTAGAATGCTTCTCTAATTGCACTCAGCTTTGTAAGCCTCATGAAAGTAATAAGGCTATATGGGAGATTAATAATAATTTAGGAAACGAAGATTATGAAATTAATCTATTAAAACTTAGTGAATCATTAGAAGAAAAAATCAAACACAAAGATTTTATTTGATGGCTTTAATAAATGGGAGAGGACAAATAGGAACCTGTTTGTCTAGGTATAAAAGCAAAACAAGAAATTACGATATTTATCACACATGGAATTTTTTAGACAAGTCTTATAAAACTCAAAAAGAAGAGTTTAAAAAACTAAAAAACTTTTTAGATTCTCACGATGGAAAGAAAAAAATAGTTTTTATTTCAACTAAGATTAAATCAAAGTCTTATTATTATAAATTTAAAATAAAAGCAGAAAAATTAATTAAAAAAAATTCTTCTAATAATTTAATAATAAGACTGCCTTCATTGATTGGTAAAGGTATATTTGATAAGTTAGCCAAACAATTGGTTAAGCCTTTTGGAATTATAGAATTTGTATCAATTGAAGAGGCTTGTAACTTCATTGTAAAATCATTAAAAAAAGAAGGAACTCTAATTTGTGAAGGTTGGAAAGTTTCTGCAAAAAACATACTAGAAATAATGTTGCTTACGAAAAACTGTGGTAGTTGATTTTTTCTGTTTCTGCGGTATACTGTATTCATGCAAACGTTTCTCCCGTACTCTGATTTCTCGGAATCGCTTAAGGTTTTGGACAACAAGCGTTTAGGTAAGCAGCGTTTGGAGGCTATGCAACTGGTGAACAGTACGCTTAAGCTCGCTGATGACCCTGCTGCCAAGGTTGGTTGGGCTAACCATCCAGCTAGAACCATGTGGAAGGGCTACCTTGACGCTCTCAAACTGTACCACAACCTATCAATTCTAGAGTGGACCAGTAGAGGCTTTAAGAACACTATGAAGCTGTACACCATTCCTTTCGATAAGGACATTGCTATGCCTCCTTGGCTTGGGCATGAGCGTTTCCATGCAAGTCACCGGGCCAACCTTCTTCGCAAAGATCCTGTACATTATGGTCAGTTTGGCTGGACTGAATGCCCGTCCATGCCCTATTATTGGCCTACAGAAACAACAATACCAGTTAATTATTATGCCCAAAATTAAGATAATGTATCTTCCGGGTTCTACTTACCCACCCAAACAAGCAACTAAAGGCTCGGCTGGCTGGGATTTGTATTCCCCAGAAACAATGATCCTTAAGCCTAATGAAGTTACTTTTATAAAGCTTAGATTTTGTGTTCAAATACCAGACGGCTATTACATCAGTATAGTCCCTAGATCCAGCATGGGTAAGAAGGGGATCATTATTCCTAATTCTCCGGGAACCATAGACTCAGACTATACTGGAGAAATAATGATTATGCTGGTTAATATAAACCCAGACATGGAAATTCAGATTAAT